TAGGTACGTTGCTCCATCCGGGCCAAGCAGCTTATACAGTTTCCGTTTTTCCTCCATTTCGCTACCTCCAAGTTGTAATGTTTTACCGCTCAATGTGAGTATACCGCTGCTCCGCACCAAAAGCAAGTGGTCGGTGCTTTTCATTTGCCCATTTTCAAAGGAGCGTGATTTCTATGGGCTTTTTCAGCAGTCTGTTCCGTTCGCGGGACGCACCCCAGAACAGCACAGCCGGGAGCGGCTACACCTTTTTCTTTGGCGGCTCCACTTCCGGCAAAGCCGTGACGGAGCGCAGTGCCATGCAGATGACGGCGGTGTATTCCTGCGTCCGCATCTTGGCGGAGGCCGTGGCTGGCCTGCCCCTCAACCTCTACCGCTACACCGAGGACGGCGGCAAGGAGAAGGCCATCGACCACCCGCTGTATCTCCTGCTCCATGACGAGCCAAACCCGGAAATGAGTTCCTTCGTGTTCCGGGAGACCCTCATGACCCACCTGCTCCTGTGGGGCAACGCCTACGCCCAGGTCATCCGCAACGGCAAAGGCGAGGTCATCGCTCTGTACCCCCTCATGCCCAACAAAATGACCGTGGACCGGGACAGCCAGGGCCAGCTCTACTACAGCTACCAGCGCGGCACAGACGAGGCCATCCGGGACAAGAACCAGACTGTCATCCTCCGCCCCTCGGACGTGCTACACATCCCCGGCCTGGGCTTTGACGGGCTGGTGGGCTATTCTCCCATCGCTATGGCGAAGAACGCCATCGGCATGGCCATCGCCTGCGAGGAATACGGCGCTAAGTTCTTCGCAAACGGCGCGGCTCCGGGCGGCGTTCTGGAACACCCCGGTACCATCAAAGACCCCCAGCGTGTCCGTGAGAGCTGGCAGTCCACCTTCGGCGGCAGCGGCAACGCCAACAAGATCGCCGTTCTGGAGGAGGGCATGAAATACACGCCCATCGGCATCTCGCCGGAGCAGGCACAATTCCTCGAAACCCGGAAGTTCCAGATCAATGAGATCGCTCGTATCTTCCGGGTGCCGCCCCACATGGTGGGCGACCTGGAAAAATCCAGCTTCTCCAATATTGAGCAACAGTCCCTTGAGTTTGTGAAATACACGCTGGACCCGTGGGTAGTGCGATGGGAACAGTCGCTGACACGCTCCCTTCTCTCAACCGATGAAAAGAAACGGTTTTTTGTGAAGTTCACCCTGGAGGGCCTGTTGCGTGGCGACTATGCCAGCAGAATGAGCGGCTACGCCACCGCTCGTCAGAACGGCTGGATGTCCGCCAATGATATCCGGGAATTGGAGAATCTTGACCGAATCCCGGCTGAATTAGGCGGCGACCTTTACCTCATCAACGGCAATATGCTCCCGCTTGAAAAGGCGGGGGCTTTTGCAAATGTCAACACCGATTCTGAGAAGAAGGAGGAAAGCACAAGTGAATAAGTTTTGGAACTTCGCCAGCAACAGCGATGGCACCCGGACGCTTTATCTCTGCGGCTCCATCGCAGAGGATAGCTGGTTTGATGATGATGTCACCCCCAAGGCATTCAGGGCAGAACTGGAAGCCGGAACGGGTGACATTGTTGTTTGGATCAACTCTCCGGGCGGCGACTGTGTGGCAGCGGCGCAAATCTACAATATGCTCATGGATTACCCCCACGATGTGACCGTGAAAATTGACGGTATTGCCGCCAGTGCCGCGTCCGTCATCGCTATGGCTGGCACCAAAGTCCTCATGTCCCCTGCGGCCCTGATGATGATCCACAATCCGCTCACCATTGCCATTGGGGACAGCGAGGAAATGCAGAAGGCCATCGATATGCTGGCCGAGGTCAAGGAGAGCATCATCAATGCCTATGAGATCAAGACCAACCTCTCCCGCGCCAAGCTGTCCCACCTTATGGACGCAGAAACCTGGATGAACGCTAACAAGGCCATCGAGCTGGGCTTTGCGGATGACTTCTTATTCAAGTCCGCCGAAGACACCGCACCCGCCGAGAACAGCTTTGCGTTCAGCCGGAGGGCGGTCACTAACTCGCTGCTCTCCAAGGTCAGCAAAAAGTCCGCTCCTGCGCACGATCCAAGCACAGACCATGCGGGTACCCCTATCACCGATCTCGAAAAGAGATTGAATCTCATCAAGCCTTAAGGAGGAAAAATTTATGAGCAAGATCAATGACCTGCGCGTTCAGCGCGCCAAGACCTGGGAGGACGCCAAGGCTTTCCTGGACTCTCACCGCAAGAATGGAATCCTCTCCGCCGAGGACACTGCGACCTATGAGAAGATGGAGCAGGAGATCGTTGACCTGGGCCACGAGATCGAGCGCCAGGAGCGGCTGGACTCCTTCGAGCGCGAGATGAATGCCCCCACCGCCAAGCCGCTCACCGGCAAGCCTGAGACTGCGAAAACCGACAGCAAGACCGGCCTCGCCTCTGACGAGTATAAGGCGGCTTTCTGGAATCAGGTGCGGGCCAAGGACGGCATCCCCTCTGCTGTGCGTGATGCGTTGAGCGAGGGTGTCGATTCTGAGGGCGGCTACCTGGTGCCGGACGAGTTCGAGCATACGCTGGTCCAGGCCCTCTCAATGAACAACATCGTTCGTGACCATGCCCACGTCTTCACCACCAACTCCGGCACCCACAAAATCCCTGTGGTCACCTCCAAGGGAACTGCGGCCTGGGTGGATGAGGGCGGCACCATCACCGAGGCTGACGATGTGTTCAGCCAGCAGCTCATCGGTGCCCACAAGGTGGCCACGATCATCAAGGTTTCCGAGGAACTGCTGAACGATGCCGCTTTCGACTTGGAAAAGTATTTCTCCACCGAGTTCGCCCGCCGCATCGGTAACACCGAGGAGGATGCTTTCTTGAACGGCAATGGTGTGGGCAAGCCCACCGGCATCTTTGACAAGACCGCTGGCGCTCAGATCGGAGTCACCGCAGGGTCCGCCACCGCCATCACCGCCGATGAGATCATCGACCTCTTCTATAGCTTGGATGGTGCGTACCGCCGGGAGGCCATCTGGGTGCTGAACGACACCACCATCAAGGCCATCCGCAAGCTGAAGGACAATAACGGCCAGTATCTGTGGCAGCCCGCTCTCCACGAGGGTACCTTCGATACCCTTCTGGGCAAGCGCATCTTCACTTCTCCGTATGTGCCTGAGATCGGCGCTGGCAAGAAGTCCATTGCTTTCGGCGACTTCTCCTTCTACTGGATTGGTGACCGCCAGGGCATCACCTTCCGCCGCCTGAACGAGCGGTATGCCGAGTCCGGCCAGGTCGGTTTCCTGGCATCCAAGCGGCTGGACGGCAAGCTGGTGCTGCCGGAGGCCATCAAGGTCCTCCAGCAGAAGAGCGGCTCCGGCTCCGGCACCTGATAAGCATCAGCCCAGAGGCCCCGGTAAAGACGCACCGGGGCCTCTCCACTTTAAGGAGGTGAGGTCGTGACCGTTTCGCTGAAGGAGGCCAAGAAGTACCTCCGGGTCGACCATGACGATGATGACACCATCATTCGGAAGTTCATCCGAGCCGCAGAAACGCTGTGCGAGGGTACGCTGCGGAAGGCTGTGGAGCCTGTCCCCATCAACAAGGTGGCGGTACTGTTCGCTGTGGCCTACCTCTACGAACACCGGGAGAATGCCGACATGGACGAGCTGACCCGGATGCTCCGCTACATCCTCGCTACCGAACGGGAGGTGGCCTTCTGATGGAGATCGCCAAGTTACGCTCCCGCATCACTATCCAGCACAGCGAGGTGGTCACCGATGCCATCGGCAACCACACCAACGTCTGGGTGGACTACTGGTCCTGCGCAGCCTACGCCAACCTTGCCTCCGGGAAAGAGTACGGGGCCGCTGGGCTGACGCTGGGCAGCGACACCCTGGTGTTCGAGGTGCGCTGGTGTGAGCGCCTCCGGGAGCTAAACAGTACCAAGTTCCGCATTCTGTTCGGCGGCAATATCTACAACATCACCTGCGTGGACGATGTGCAGTTCCGGCATGAAAAGCTGAAGCTGACCGCCCAGCGGGAAAGGCGGTGACGGTATGGCTCGTGACAGGGTATCCATCGACCAGTTCCCCGGCGCGGTCATGGCCCAGCTTGAGGAATATGTGTCCATGGCCTCGGACGAGGTCAAAGAGGCCGTCCGTACCGTCAGTGAGGACGTGAAGGCCGAGATACAGTCCCGCGCCCCGGTCAAGACCGGGAAGTACAAAAAGAGCTGGACCGTCACCAAGGTGGAGGAGACCGCCCAATCCCTGGTGAACACTGTCCACTCGGCAAAGCACTACCGGCTGACCCATCTGCTGGAGAACGGCCACGCCAAGCGGGGCGGCGGCAGGACGAGGGCATTCCCTCACATCGCCCCCGGCGAGGCCCTGGCGGAGAAGGAGCTGCTGGGGATAGTGGAAAGGAAGCTGAGAGGATGACGAGAGCAGATGTTCCCGCTCTGCTGGAGCGGCTGGGGTTCCCCTTCGCCTATGACCACTTTGCCGAAGGCGAAGGGCCGGACCCGCCCTTCCTGGTGTACCGCTATCCCAAGGCCGACAACTTCGCTGCCGATGGGGTGGCCTACTTCAAGCAGGATGTCCTCCATATCGAGGTCTACACCGACAAAAAGGACCCGGCTCTGGAGGAGCAGATCGAGGCCGCTCTGGATGAGGGCGGCATTTTTTATGGCAAAGGCGAGACATGGATCGACAGCGAAAAGCTGTACGAGGTCCTTTATGAAATGGAGGTATCTGCATGAGCAGCACCAATAAGCGCAACAAGGTCAAGTTCAATATCTGCAACGTCCACTACGCTCCGCTGTCCCAGGACAACGATGGGAAGTACACCTGGGCGACCCCCGTGGCCCTCCCCGGCGCGGTGTCTCTGTCCCTGGACCCCGAGGGGGAGCCGGAGAGCTTCTATGCGGACGGCATCGAGTACTACGTCATCAACAACAACCAGGGCTATGACGGCGACCTGGAGGTGGCCCTCATCCCGGAGTCCTTCCGGCGGGACATCCTCATGGAGACCACGGATGCCAACAGCGTCCTGCTGGAGAACGCTGCCAGCGAGACGGGCAAGTTTGCCCTGCTGTTCGAGTTCGATGGGGATGTGCGGAAGATCCGCCACGTCCTCTACAACTGCTCCGCCTCCCGCCCCTCCATCTCCGCCAAGACCAACGAGGAGAACCGGGAGGTGCAGACCGAGACTCTGACCGTCAAGGCCCGGCCCCTGTCCACCGGCTATGTGAAGGCCAAGACCGGCGACTCCACCACGGCCAGCGTCTACAACAACTGGTACAAGAGCGTCTATCAGCCTGCCGACACCCCGGCTGTGGACGAGGATGCCGCCGCTGGCGGTCAGGGCTAAAGGAGGGCTGAGATATGGGTATCAAGCGCACCATCGAGATCGACGGCCAGGAGGTGGCGTTCAAGGCCAGTGCCGCCATCCCCCGCATCTACCGGCTGAAGTTCCACCGGGACATCTATAAAGACCTCGCCGCGCTGGAAAAGAGCGTGGGCGAGAACACCGAGAGCGGCTCTGGGCTGGATATGTTCTCTCTGGAGATGTTCGAGAACATCGCCTACATCATGGCGAAGCACGCCGACCCCGCCGCCGTCCCGGATTCCCCGGAGGACTGGCTGGACAGCTTCAACACCTTCTCCATCTACCAGGTGCTGCCCCAGCTCATTGAGCTGTGGGGGCTGAACGTGCAGACGGATGTTCAGTCTAAAAAAAACTTCGCCCGACTGACCGGGAAATGACCACGCCGTTGTTCCTGCTCCGCTGTTTGCAGGTCGGGCTGTCCCTCCGGGACCTCGACCTGCTGACGGTGGGCATGGTCAACGACATTTTCGCGGAGCATCTCAACGATGACTGTAAGTACGCAACCCTGGCGACCCAGGAAGATTTCGACCGTTTTTGATGCCTGATGGTTGACTCTGCGGCAGCAGTACGGTATCATGGCTTGGGGTGCTGGCCCTGATCTATGAGAACAAGCGTTAGGAGCGGTCATATGGGCATAGTAAAATCGGGGGACGAGCCTCTCCTTTTCTCAAAAGAACAAACAGGCTTCACGGTATTGGATTTTTGGCGTTGGAGCTTCTCCGATCTGCTTGATAATGTGTTGCGCGGCTCTTTTTGCGAATTTGTTGTTGGAGCCGCCCTTGGGGTAGACCTATCTGCTGGCCGGACGAATTGGGCACCTTGGGACATCACGTTCCCTTATTCATGGGAAGACGCCGCTGGCAGGCACGACTTTATTCGTGTCGAGGTGAAAAACTCCTCATATCTGCAATCCTGGAATGACGGCAAACTATCAAAAATCAGCTTTGGCATCGCCCCCAAGGAGGTCGCAGACCCGGCGCAGGGCATTATTGGGGAAAAGAAACGGCAGTCGGATGTCTATGTCTTTTGCCACTATAAAGCGAAGGACAAGGCTACTGCTGACCCACTCGTGCTTGACGATTGGGATTTCTATATTGTATCCACAAAGGTCCTGGACGATAGATGCGCAGGGCAAAAAAGCATCGGCCTGGCTTCGCTGCAAAATCTCCGCCACATCAGAACTGACTTTCCGGGAATTAGGGATGCTGTCATTCGCTGTGTGCTGGGGTAAGTAAACCCGGCCCAAAACCACATATCATTTCAAAGAGTCGAGAAATCGGCTCTTTCTTTTTGCCCATTTTTCTGACAAGGAGGTGTTTTTGTGGGTGCAAGACGGATCGCTGGCATCACGGTCGAGATAGGCGGCGACACCACAAAACTGACCACCGCCCTCAAGGATGTGGACAAGGCCCTCTCCACTACCCAGAGCAGCCTCCGGGATGTGAATAAGCTGCTGAAGCTGGACCCCGGCAATACGGAGCTGCTGGCACAGAAGCACAGGCTGCTGGGTGAGGCCGTCTCCGAGACCAAGGAGAAACTGGCCACCCTCAAGACCGCCGCTGAACAGGCCAACTCCGCTCTTGCCAATGGGGAGATCACCCAATCGCAGTATGACGCTCTCCAGCGGGAGATCATCGAAACTGAACAGAAACTCAAGGATTTGGAGCGGCAGGCGGAAAATTCGTCTGTCGCTCTTCAAAAAATCGGGCAGGTGGGCGACAAGCTCCAAGCTGTGGGCGATAAGGTGTCCGGGGTGGGCGAAACGCTCACCAAATCGGTCACCGCCCCGGTGATGGGCCTTGGCACCGCCGCTGTCGCCACCGCCGCCAACTTCGAGTCCTCCATGTCCCAGGTGCAGGCCACCATGGGCATTACCAAGGACGCCATGTCCACGGTCAACGGCGAGAGCGTGAACACCATG